CAACAATTCAAGAATTTACAGAAGGCCAATCCGTAATTATTACTGGCTGCGGAGCTCCTTTTAATGGCACTCACACAGTAACCGATGACGAAATTACCGATTATGTATTTACAGTCGCAATCACCAATGCAGACATATTGGAAAAAAATATTATCCCAGCCGGAAACGCTGCGCTATCTGGATTATCGACCTATGTCGGAAACCCCAATGCTGAAGCTGCTATTTTGGCTATCTCCGTTGAAATCTTCCAATCCAGAACCGCCGCTGGTGGATCAATCGAAGGCGTAGATTTTGCCGTTACCCCTTACCGCCTATCTAAGAATTTACTTGCCAAAGTAACTGGCTTACTTGGCCCATATCTTGATGTTGAAACTATGGTGGGCTAATGCCAATTTCCACAGATGTTCGCGGAGCAATTAAAACCGTTTTAGCTGGAGTAAATGCTAATATTTACGATTCTGTTTTTGAAGCGCCAATAGTTCCAGCAATAGTTATAGTTCCAGATTCACCTTATATGGAATTGGAAGTATTGGGCAAAGTTACTACTAGAGTTAAATTAAATTACACAATCACCGCTTGCGTTGCGTATTTCAGCAATGCCGCAGCTCTGGATAATTTGGAGCAATTAGTTATGAGTATTCTTGGAGCGCTAAACGCTTCCAAGTATGAATTATCGACAGTCGAAAGACCATCGGTAACGGAAGTGGGAACTACAACTTTGTTAGTTTCCGATATACGCTTGAGCGTCCGCTACGAGCAAACCGCATAGGAGACCCAATAAATGAGCACTACAATAATAACGGGGCGCGATGTAACCTTCACTCTTGATACGAAGCCATACGACGCTCAAACAACTTCAGCAACTTTGTCTGCTGAAACCATCATTGAGACTTATCAGACTCTTGATGGCCGCGCTTATAAGTCCGTTGATAAGCAATGGACATTCACAATTGAACTTCTACAGGACTGGGGTGCTTCTGGCGCTCACGGCTCACTATTTGAGTCAATGTGGTCAAATGCAGAAACTGCTGCAAATACAACTGTTGCAGTATCTTTCACAGCAGCATCTGGCGCAGTATTTACTTTCAATGTATTGCCAATCTTCCCAACAGCAGGTGGCGCAGCTCCATCAGCGCTAACTGATACTTGGACTTTGACAGTCGTTGGACAGCCTTCAGAATCTTTCAGCTAATAGATCGGAGCATCGGGAGCTATGAAATTACCAATAACAATTGAATATAACTCAGGCGAAAGTGCAACTTATATTGCTCAACCGCCTGAGTGGGCTAAATGGGAAAAGACAACTTCAAAGACAGTCTCATCGGCAGTCAATGGAATAGGCGTCTGGGATCTCTTATTCTTGGCATATAACGCTATGAAAAGAGAATCAGCTGGCAAGCCAGTAAAAGCTTTTGAAGTCTGGATGGAAACAGTTTCAGATGTGAGCGCTGGTGAGTCAAACCCAAAAGCCACCCAGTCGGGAGTCTCAACAGACTCCTGATACAACTGGCAATAGCCACAGGCATACCGCATCAATACTGGGATAACGCGGAAGATGTTATGACCGCCCTAGAGATATTGGAGAAGCGCAATGAGCGATAATGTAGAGTTCAGCGCTTTTACCAAACGCGAACTGGGGAAGCTTGCAAAAACCTTTCAAACTATGGGAGATGAAGCCGTTGAAGAATCTCGGAAAGTGGCTTATGACATTTCGCTCCTCGCCGAAAGCGAAATTAAATCAGCTGGATATTCTCGGACAAAGGCAAATAAAGCCGTCAGGCGAGTCGTTGATGGTGCATCAGTCTCTCGCAGTAGTAAGACAGGGCGCTTATCTTATGGTTTCGCTAATCAGCGTCTTTCAGGCGGAGGCTCAACCAGAATACTTTGGCAAGGTCTCGAATTTGGATCAAAGAAATTTAAGCAATTCCCAACTTGGTCAGGCCGCGCTCCAAGGGGCGGATCAAATGGTTACTTCATCTTTCCAACCCTTCGCAAGATTCAGCCTCAACTAACGCTAAAATATTTACAGGCTATGAATAAAGTCGTTGAGAATTGGAGCAAGAGTGGCTAAAGATTGGCGCACACTTAAACTCGAAGTCCTTGCCGAGACGACTCAATTCGTCAAGGGAATGGACAAAGCCAATGCTACGACTCAAAGCTTTGGCGATAAAGTTGGGGATTTTGCAAAGAAAGCTGGTATAGCTCTCGCTGCCGTAGGTGCAGCCGCTGGAGCAATGGCCATCAAGATTGGCAAAGAAGCCGTTGCAGCCGCTTCAGACTTAGCTGAAACAGTTTCTAAAGTCAATGTAATCTTTGGCCAAAGCGCAAAAAATATCGAACAATTTGCCGCAACCGCAGCTGCCTCTCTAGGCCAGACCAGAACGCAAGCAATGAACGCTGCAGCGACCTTTGGTATCTTTGGAAAGTCAGCTGGTTTAGCTGGTCAAGAATTAACTTCTTTTTCAACGGAATTTGTTAAGTTAGCATCAGATTTAGCATCATTTAATAATACTTCAGTAGATCAAGCCATCAATGCCCTAGGCGCAGCCCTACGCGGTGAATCAGAGCCAATCAGAGCTTATGGCGTATTGCTTAACGATGCCACCTTAAAAGCCAAAGCTATGGAAATGGGCATTTACTCTGGGACTGGAACTTTAACAGCCCAGCAAAAAGTGTTGGCTGCCCATAAGGTAATTTTAGAACAGACGAGAGATGCCCAAGGAGACTTTGCTAGAACAGCCGATGGAATGGCTAACAGTCAAAGAATCCTAACCGCTCGATTAGATGAAGCTAAAATAGTTTTAGGAACAGCTTTACTACCAATCGTTTTAGAAGTCCTTAATGTATTTAACGATAAATTCTTGCCTGTAATTGAAAAAATTGCAGCTTCATTTGGCGGTTCTGAAGGATTGGTTCAACAAACTAAAAACTTTGTAAGTCAGGCCAGAGATGGTTTAGCTCCTATCCTAAATGCTTTATCAAATGCTTTTGAAATGGTTAATAAAGCAGTAAAAGATAATAAAGATAACATTCAAGCAGTCCTTAATTTATTTAGAACTATGGCTGATTTCTTTGTTGCCTATGTTGTCCCAATTATTAAATATCAATTATTGCAAGCTATTGAAGGTATTGGCATAGCGTTCTCGACAGTCATTAAAATCGTTGGCCCAGTAGTCGGAGTGGTCAGTAATGTAGTCAATGGATTATTGACCCTAATTGACAGCGCAATCCAAAGAATAAACTCCTTGATTACTGCCTATAACAGAATTTCTATTTTGCCTGATATTCCAAAAATACCGCAAAGAAGCGCAACTCCTATAGCACCTAGTATTCAATTGCCATTTGGAGGCGGAACTGTAGGAGGAGGAGCTGTTCCGTCTAGTGCATCTGGTGGCTTGCCCACAATAAGTTCAGGTGCTCCAGGTGTATTTGCTGGAGGTGGAACTTCATTAGCTGGGGCAATGGGATTAGGTGGGGCAAAACCTGAGCCACAAATACAAAATATCGATACTTGGATTAATCAGCAAATTGCTAAAGGTGAAGCTATAACGGCAGCGCAACAGGCAACAAACGCAGAATTGGTAAGGGTTATGACTGCCAGAGCGGCGGCTGGATTAATTACAGCTGCTCCAATTACAGTTAATGTCAATGCTCCATCGGCTATTGATGAAGAAGGATTCACTCGAGCAGTCATTTTGGCACTAAACAATTCCACTAATCGAGGAACTACTGGCGGTGGCGATATAAGGACTCAGGCTCGAGTTCTGCTATGACCCTTTGGACTCCAGATTGGCAGATTTTAGTCAATGGCGAAGAACTTACCTCAGTTACTTTAAGCAATTTAACTATTACTTCTGGCCGTCAGGATATTAATTCGCCTACTCCTGCTGGCTATTGCTCGCTTGAGGTTATTAACACCGATGGCACTAATTACGATTTTACTATTAATACCGCAGTAACTATTAAAGTCAAAGACACCAGCGGAGCTTATGTGGCTATCTTTGGCGGTCGCATCTCAGACTTGAGGCAAATAGTAAGAAGCGCAGGATCTAGCGCAGTAATTACTAGCCTAAGAATTACGGCCATTGGAGCTTTAGCCAGATTACAAAGAGCAATCTTTGATGGCAATTTAGCCGAAGGTTTAGACGGCGCTCAGATTACTGATTTACTTGATGACTTGCTGCTTGCTAGTTGGAATGAATTGCCACCAGCTGAGACTTGGGCAACCTATGAACCTGCTACAGAAATATGGTCTGACGCTGGAGATATTGGACTTGGTGAGATTGACGCTGGCGAATATACAATGGTCAGCCGTCAAATTACAGATAGCGTCATTTATCCAATAGTCAATCAAATTGCTGGCTCAGCTCTTGGTTATATGTATGAGGATGCCAACGGCAATATTAACTACGCGGATGCCAGCCATCGCCAAGATTACCTACTTGCCAATGGCTATACAGATTTAGACGCATCTCACGCCATCGCGTCTGGCATTGGCGTAATCCAACGCCAAGGAGATTTAGCAAATAAAATCATTATGGACTACGGCAATAACTTTAATAGCTCCT